TTGAACGAGCCGGAGGAGGATTGGCCGGCGCTGGGCATCCAGCTGCTCGAACCTGAGGAGGAGGCGAGCTTCGAAATGCGGCTGGAGGTCCGAATGAAGTGATTTGCCGCGGTTGAACGGCGGTGAAGCCGCCTCTATAGCCTCGGCCTGCTGCTTGTGCTCGGCCTTCCCCACGGAAGGCCTACGCGCTTCGCATCCGGAGACGTGGGTGAGTGGCTGAAACCAGCGGTTTGCTAAGTCTCTCATTACCTCAGAATAGTAGCAGATTTTAGCCATTTTCGCCACCAAACCGCTCACTCTGTGCCGGATTTTGTGACACTCCGTATTTTGCTGCCAGCTGCTCGTCGGGCGTCAGGTGGTCCAGATATCGCTCCGTCGTTTTGATCGACTTGTGACCCAGCTCGCGTTGCAGCGCGTAGATCGTTCCCCGGCCTTCGCGCAGATAGGTGACGGCAAACAGGTGGCGTAGATCGTGGAAACGGAAGCGCCGGAAGTCGCGGCCTTCCTGTGCCGCTTTCCGTGCCACCCGGCGCACCAGCGCATAGAAGCTGGAATCGACGTTCCGGTATCGCTCCCCGTTGCCGTGCCAGAACACCCACTTCGATTTGAAGTGACGCGGTTGCCGGTCGATAATCTCAATTGCCTTCGGTGTGAGCGTGACTTGCCGAACAGCGTTGCCCTTCGTCTCTTCAAGTGTCGCTGCCATGCGACGCCGGTCGATGCGATCATGCTCCAGCGAGGCGATCTCCTCCTGGCGCATCCCGATCTCTAGGCTGAGTTCCGCCATGTCCATGAAGCGGCCACGCTCGGCAAATACCTGGGCGATGCTTTCCGGCCTCGGCAGTATGATAAGAACCGCCTTTTCCTTGAATCGGCTGCGGTCGAGCATCCGGGCAGGATTCTCCTCGATCCACCCTTCATCAGCACAATGGCCTAGGACCGATGAAATGGCTGTCATGTCGCGGCGGATGGTGGCGTTGCTGATCCGTTGCTTTGAACGGGCGCGGACGATCTCTTTCAGGAGCGCATTGTCGATCTCGTGAACCTTCTTGCCATCCAGCCATCTGCGGACACAGACGAGGCTTTGCGTGTATCGAGCGCCGGTCCTCGGCTTGATTCCAAGCCTCCCCCACGCATCGGCCCATGAAACCACGGCGGATTCCCAAAGCACTGGATATGATGCGCCGAAGTAGGCGCGATCCTGCACCTGTTGCTTTAGGGCGATCAACCGGCGCTCCGCGACCGACTTAGAACGTGTTCGTAGGCTCTCGCGGTATTCGTGTCTGCGAACCTTGAAACGCGCCCAGTATATCCCATTCCTTTGATAGAGACCGCGCATTGGCGTCCTTTCGAGCGGAGCCGCCGAAGCTCCGCAATGTCGAATGTCCAGCGACCGAAGGGCTTTTCCGCGCCCGGAATCTCCCCGCGCGCAGCCTTCTCCTGCAAGGTGCGAATATCAAGCCCCGTAATCAGGCTCGCCTCGCGAATCTTGCAGCGCTCCGGTGTCACGCAAGCGCCTCGCGCGAGGGATGCTCGCCGTTATGGCCAAGACCGTGCAACAGGGCTCCGGCTCTGCCGAGCAGCCCGGTGGCGAAGCCACGCGCCCATGATCTGTATTTAGACATCAGTGTTGTCCGGTGGTGGGGGTGCTAGTTTCTGCCTTCCGATTTCCCAAAGCGAGAACAGGAGGCCGCACATCATTCCGAACGCGAACCACCATGCCGTCCACAATCCAAATGCAGCGCAGATCACAGCGACGAAAACGAATGTCGGGGATATGTCCTTCCATACTGTCATGACTGTGTGCCTGATGATGGTGGTGTTTGGGCGAGCTTGTGCCGCAGCGCCATCGCATCCCAGTAAGCGTTGTGCTGGACAGCGCCTTCAAGGTCTGTCGGGTAGCAATCAACGTTGTGGACCTCGAAAGTCATTTGCGAATAGCCAGTCGAAGCCCATCCTCCGTCAGTTCCGGTGGAGAGCGCTTGGCAAAAGCGGCCAATGTCCACGGGGCTGTCGGCGATAATGATGGGGCGCTCGACGTTCCCTATGAACTTGCGAAGGTGGTAGCCAACCTCGTTGGTAGTCACCGTTCCGCTAACGTCAGCGTCGTGGCATTCCATCAGCGGAATGACGTTTTCGATAACCCACGGGTCGCTAGCAACCGCGCCGGTTCGCAAATGTATGGCTAGGCCATCCTCTGCCACCAATGCCATGCTAAGCAGGGGCCCGTTGTGACCGTCAAACTCGCAATCGATGTAGAGGCGATCGCCCATCACGCCGCCTTTCCACACTTGCCACACCGGCAGTCCATAGGATGCGGCTTACCGTGAACAAAATCTCTCCTTCCAGGTGTCTGCCAATTAGGCCTGGACATGAAAGACCTCTCCACGGTCTGACTTGATTTGAACCTCATGCTGCTTCTCCAAAGTCTGCCCTTGCTTCATCTTCGAGCGTGGTCACATCGCAGCCAAGCCGGCGCGATATGCGTTCCAGCGCAGCGGTGATGAACTCCGAGCGTTGATGTTCCGGCATGTTCTCGAACGCGATGGACTCGTAATCCCAGTCGATCACTTCGCCGGTTTTCTTGCTCTTGATCGGGTGAGCTAATCCCTCTTCGCGCTTGAGCCAGCGGTGCAATGCCTTGCGGTTCAGTGTTCCCTCGACGGCATCGGACAGCAGCTCACACGCTTTCTTGAGACAGATCCAGTAGAGCGCTATCCGCTTGGTGTTGCCCTTGATGTTCTTGGCCTCGATCCTGACGGCGTGAGCAGGGAGGGCCGCAAGCCACTCCTCGGCAGCGGGTGTCACTGGCCGCAGCGATCCAAAGACGCGTCGAAACAGGATTGGCTCGTTGTCAGCCATTGCGCCCCTCCCATGCAAGCCGCTGCGGCCACATTTTCCAATAGGTCGCAGCAACGTCCTTGGCGTCGAAGCCATATTTCAGCTCAAAGCTTTTCCATCCTCCGCGCTGGCGGAACTCGCCTATCTTACCACCCTGTTCGTCATGGTGGCGCTGGCAGAGAGGTATGGCCCAGCGGTCGCTTGCCTTGGTGGACATTCCCTTGTCGCCGCCATGATCGACGTGTGCGGCTTCTATGAATGACTTGCGCGGAGGGTCGCCCCAACCGCATCCACCCGCCCGATGTCCGTCTAGAAAGCACCGCCGACCGCGCAGCCATTGCAGATACGTTGGCGCACTCTTCTCGGCAGGACGGGGGGCATTCGAGCGTCTAGGCCGAACGTCGATCTTCATGCAGCCCTCGCCCGGCGATAGGCCCGCTGTGCCACACGGTAGTCGATCTCCACCCCATTGCGCCGGAACCATGCGGCTATCGAACTGAACGACAACCCTCTGTCCCGTAGCTCGGCAACGCGCTGCGCCTGCTCTGGCGTGAGCTTGCGCCTCCATTGGCCGGGATCAACATGACGGAAGTGGGAGTATCGGGCCACTATGCCGCCTCCAATTCCGCTGCATATCGGGCGCGGAGGCGTTCGACCATACTATCTACGTCGCGGAGGAACTCGGCGGCTGCCTCCTCGATTTCCGAGATGGCGGAATCGTCACGATCAACGCGCCTTACCCAAAGCTGCATCGGTTCCGGAAACCGCGGATCGAAACTCACGAAATCGCACCACTGGCGACCAGCACAGGCCATCTGGAACTGCATCTGCTTCACATACTTGTCGGGAACAGTGCTGTTCAGGAGCGTCTCGCCGTGGGTAGCAGGATTCGGGCACTTAATTTCCACCATGCCGTCCGCGCCGACCAATCCGTCAGGCGATGCTCCAGCGAACAGATTTGGATGCTCGACAAAGCCGACTTCCTCGACATTGCAGAGCGCGTGGATCTGATAAGCAGCTCTGGCCCTATCTTCGGTTTCAATTCCCCACTGCATAGCGGGAGAGCAGAAAGACGGAGCTTGCTCGCCAGTGAGCCGCTCGATAGCTAGTTCCCAAGCGTAGTTTGCTCGGCTCGCACCCCATCCCGTCTTTGTCTTTGCCATCATATCGGCAACGCGAGAGGCGGTCAGACGGCCAAGTCTTACCGAGAACCATTCCGGTGTGCGCTGGAGCATCATGCGTCCTCCTTCGCTGGTTGAAGGCGCTCGATCAGCTTCGCAGCCTGCGACTTCGTAAGCTCCTTCAGAGATTCGATGCGGTAGGCTTCGCAAATCTCCTGAAGCGTCTTTCCGGCGGCGGGTGCCAGCGTTGCGATGAGGTCGCGCTGACTATCTGTTATCGGCTCAACTCGGCGCGGCTCCTCGCGAACGGCGACCTCCGGGCTCGATGCGTCCGCGTCATTGTCGCCCTCTGTGGGAATTGCGAACGTCATGAAGGCCGCGTATTTGTAGGCAGCGCTCATGGCCTTGTTCGTGGCCTTGTCGCTGCTGTCCATTGCCTCGCCAAAGGTGGCTGCGGTGTGCGTCGTTCCGTCGAGAGCCGACACGAAATCGAACTCAGCATGAACTGTTACATAGAATAGCGCGCCGCCGTTCTTGCTCTGGCGTTCGATCACTTCCCGCTGGACAACGCGAGGTATCACGACCAGCTTGTGAGCGGACAGCAACGGGGACAGCGCGGCGTAAACGTCGTCAATGCCTCGGAAGTTGTAACCCGAGCCCTGCGTGTTTCGGCGGCTCTTGGCGATACCGACCTTGGCAAGCTCGCCCTGGATTTCCGCAATCGCCTGATAGACGTGCGGCGTTCCAGATTTCACTTTCGTTTCCGCGTTCATCAGTATGTCCGGGACGGATTATCGCTTGCGCGTTGCCGCCCCGGTCCCTCGTTGGAATCCTTGATCTCGTTGAATTTCGCCATGTGCCGGTCGAAGGCGGCGTAATCGCGTTGCTTGAGAGCAGCCGCAGCACGATCCCATTCGCCGCTCATCGCCGTGAATTTGGAGATTGCGAAACTAAGCTCGGGTGTCTGTGCGCTCTCTAGGAGAGATGGGATGGCGTTCATGCGAAGCCCTCGTTTTGCTCAATGAGAACCCAATTGGCCTCACCCTGACGCTGGTAAGTGCGGCCAGAGAGCGGACCATCAATGATGATGCGCCAGTCGTGATCTGGATCAGCGGCAGCCAACTTTTCGGCGTCGGCGCCGGTCGGATAGTCTTGCTCTTCGTCGATTGGCTCGTCGTTCTCGTTGTAGCGAAGCTGCGGTTCCTCTAGGACGATCTCGCCGTCCTTCGTGCAGGCTGCGAACCCAAAGCCGACAGCAATGAGATTGTCCGGCTCAAAGGTGAGCGGCTTTGCTCCGACGCTTTCGCAAACGAGGCAGCCATGCGGCTTGCGCTCCTCTGCGGTAATCGGCGGCAGAAAATAGGATGGCGCATCGCTCACAGCCAGTATCCTCCCGTTCCAGTGCGTTTCAGTTCGATGGGTGTCTCGACCTCCTCCACGATCCCGACAGACGCGAAGCCGCAAAGCTCTCGGCACGTCGGGCATGTGATTTCGTCAGGATCGTCAGACAGCCTCTTGCGACCGTGGAAGTCGTTTCCGCAGGCTGGGACTTGTTCGTAACAACCTTCGTCGTAATCGAACCAGGTGCCGTCACAGGCGTAGTGGAGGCGGGTCATTGTCCATCCCCGCGGAGGTTGGAGAGGGTGGTGTCGATGCTGCGTTCAAGCGAGGTTGGCAGATCATAGCGCCGCGCGACCACAAGCAACCCGGCAAGCGCTTCGATGTGCGCGGCGGCTTCGGGACCGTCAGGGTTACGGTGCCAGCAGGTCGTTGGAGCACCGGGCACATTGCCCCACTCGCTTGAGCCTTCAACCACCAGCAGCTTCTCGACAATCTTATATGTCATGGCTGTCCCGCCTCCGATTGAGCGCGGAGAGTGGATCGAACTGCTAGAGCCGAAACTTCCCATGTGTTTTCGGCGGTCGGCCCAACAATTCCGGTGCCGCTCGGATCGCAAACGATTTCGCCGTCAAGCACCACGACCACATGATTGCTGCCGATGCTGGACGTGCCCGCCAGCATCATGGGGACGGTCGGAGACTGTTTCGATGTCCACTCCATAACGTCTTCGAGAGAAGCACTACCAGCGTAGGCGACCGTGAATGTCGCTAGGCCCCGTTCAGCGAGCCATTTGTTCTGCCGTGCCTCCCAATGGTCGTCGTGCCCTTTGGGGTGGTGCGGCGCATCACAGAAATGGGGAACGTCGGAGGCATCCACGCCAAGGATCGCGGCGACGCAAGTACGCTGGCAGTCACCCCAGCGCCCGGTGGATGGATCATGCTCGATTAGCTGTCGCTGCGGACGCAATTCCAGCAGCGCTTCCTTCGCAGAGGAGGTCATGACTGCACCTGTTCTGAGCTTTCCAGCAGCTTCCGCAGCGCATCCAGTTCCTTGGCAGCGCCGTCGCGCAATTCCTCCGCGTCCGCGTCGGCAAGCGCCGCCATGCTATCCAGAATGGCCTGTTTGTGCTGGTTAAGCGCCTTCACAAAGTAGGTATTCACCAAGTCCTGATCGGCGCGCCATGCGTTGCTGACAGAGCTGCTTCCGTAGGTGCCAACATGGGCGTCAAAGGCCATCTGCGGGCACTTGAAAGCGTTCCAGCTAGTCTCGGTAAGCGAGGTGAAGCCGAAGCCCTGCTTGTCGTAGTGTTTCCGGTCGCTGTATGCTTTCTGCCAGCGTCCGGTCGCACCGCGCAGAGTTGCAGAAAACGTGCGAAGCCGTTTCAGCTTCTCGATGTCGGTAGCCGCGCCCATCACAGCCCCGCTCCCACGAATGTCCAGAAAGCACAGACGGCAATCAGGAGAACGGCCATCGCAACGCCGCCGGTAAACAGGCCAAGTCTGTAACCCGATGCGTAGTCGCTACCAGCTTCGGCGTTCAGCCTGTCGCGAAGGTCGTAGATCGCCTTCTCACGCTTGATCTGCTCAACCCAATTGGAGTCGTTGCTGACTATGAGACGGAGATCGCGGGTCATGCGTTTTCGCCAGCGGGGAACTGGTGGTGCTTGATTGCGAAGTCGATTGAGCGCTCGACCTGATCGCGATTGTCGTATGTCTCCGGCCAACGAGCGCCCGTGTCAGGGCTGATGCTGGACTGCTCGAAGATCGAATAGCGGCCGTGACGGAGGGCGATGATCAGCCCGCGATATTCGCCGCAGAAGGTGTACTCGTCTGGAATGCTGAACCGCTGTGCCATCTCATCCTCCACGCTTGTGCGTTAATTGTTGGCGCTCATGACCGTGCCTGTTCGTCAAGCTGCTCGACGGTGATGAGGAAGCGTTCGCCATCCTCATTCTCGAACTTGATTTCGCCCAAGCCGTCGAACTCGGCCTTCCAGATGCCGTCCTTGCTCAGCTCGTAAGCGATTGCTTCGGCCATCGCGTCGGCGCTCATCGAATAGTGGCTCATGCTGACTGCCCCTCAACAGCCATTATCTCATTGGGGCGAACGACGAAGTCTGGGTGGCCCCCAAACCTGACGGTCGGCATTCCCTGATAGAAGCCGTTGACCTTGCGGGTGGCGGCGGCATCGCTCCAGCGCGTAACCGCTCGGAACGTTATGCGATCACCAACCTCGTAAGCCTGAGCCATTCTCTTCCTCCACGCTTGTGCGTTGAACTGAACTCATCCTCGCCGTGCGCGCGGGGGTGACGCGCACGGTCCGGGGAACTCAGGCGTTTTCGTTGAGGCCGTCTTTGGCGAGGGCGTCGGCCAGCGGCTCGTCGCGCCAGTAGGCTTTGAAGCGGTCCAGAAAGAACTGCTCCTTGGCGTTGATCTCGGCCAGCTTCTCGGTGAGCTTCTGGCGCTCGCGGTTGAACCACCCGAGCACTTCCGACTTGCTCACGGAGAAGTCGTCATCGACACTGGCGACGATTTCGATCTTCTCGCTCTTGGCGTTGTAGCTGATCGTTTTCAGGCCAACGTCGTTGTAGTCTGCCTTGACGTAGGCAATGATGATCGTGGGCAGCGTAGCGAACGGCTCAAAGCCGACCACGATACCGGGATGAACGGTAGCCTCGCCGTATCCGGTGCCGTCCAGCACCTTCACGCGGCTGCCGATCCGGAGTTCCTCAATGCGCTTGGCGTAGCGCATATCGACTTCCAGCTTCACACCGTTGATTTCGATAGTCTGTAGATGTTCTGCCATGTGACCTCTCCTCTGAACGCTTGTGCGTTGAGGAGTGTTTAGACTAGCTAATCAAGCGATGCAAGCGATTTGTTTAGGCTGCCGAAACTCTTTTTTCGTCTGCCTCATCGCCAGCCCTGCCTCCATAGGGGACTCGCACAATCTCACTGGCGACTTTCCGCATCTGCCGGAGCGCCATTGCATCTTCGGGGTGCATCAGTAGTTCGTGCGGCTGTAGATTGAGGTAGATCGCCAGCTCATTCAGGCTGTCGCGATCATAGGGCTGTTTCCCGCGAAGCATAAGGCTGATCCTGGCCTTGTTCCAGCCAAGGTCGCGGGCGATGTCGGCCTGGCGCTTGCCGAGCGTCTCAAGCCATTCCTTTAGATACCAGTCGTGTCCCGGTGCGGCCATGACTGAAGGATAGCGCAGCCAGTCGAAACAGTCGTTTCGCCACCCTAAAATCGACGCTTGAACATTCCGTTTAGATAGGCTAATCGTTTGTTCCATGAGCCTAGACGCCTATCTGAACCTACCGGAAAACAAGGCAGCCGACTTGGCGAAGGCCATCGGAATATCGAGCGGCAGACTGTCGCAGATCAGGGGTGGCCAGAAGTGCCCGCCCGAACTCGCGCTCAAGATTGAAGCCGCAACCAATGGCGCGGTAAGCGCGTCCGCTCTTTCCCATGTCATTGCACTGGCCCGAGCCGCCTAATGCTGGCGAAGCTCAACAACCGTGTCGAGCTGTTTGATCGCCCATTTGGCGCGCAACTCGCTTGCTCTGGCAAAGCTTTCGAGGAAGTCGTGCATGGTCGCGACGAACACATAATGCCGCACCCCGGTGGTGACGGTTGCCCTGACAAGCGGACCGAAAAGTTCAAGTTCAATCGGTCCTTCGATGAACACAACATCGCCGTCCATTGGTCCACTCCACGCACGACTCGGCGAGGCAGTGTCCCCCCCACACTTTCGTTAATCAAGGCGTGTCTGGAAGTGGTTAATGCCATGCGGGTCGCAGCATGAGCGCGCTGACGGCCAAGCAGCGGGAGCTGCTGGACTACCTCCGGCTCTATACAGGGACATGGGGGGAGTCGCCTTCCTTTGAAGAGATGAAAATTGCGCTCGGGCTGCGCTCTAAGTCCGGCATCCATCGGCTGATTAGTGCCCTTGAGGAGCGCGGCTTCATTCGCCGCATCCCAAACCGGGCGCGGTGCATAGAGGTCGTGCCGGACCCTCATTTGCCTGACAACCTGCACTCGATACCGCTGGAAATGATCGCATCTGAAGCGAAGCGGCGCGGACTGCTGCTCGGCAGGATTGGCAGGGACACCCAAGGGGTGAAGCGCTTCTTCGAGGTCGCAGCATGATCCGCTCTCTCATCAACACCTACCGCAAGCTTCTCGTATGGCAGCTTGTCGGTCTCGCATTCTGGACTGGCGGGTGTGTGTTCGAGGCGGTGCTTTTGTCGGTTCCCAAGCTGGTTCCGATACTGGTTGCAAGGTTCTTGTAGGCCGTGGCGCGGGGGACAATCACAGGACTCGGCGCGGGACAGCGCAACGATTGGGCGACACCGCCAGAGATTTTCACGGCATTTGGCTGTCGCTTCGACCTTGATGTTGCCGCTCCAATCGATGGGCCGCTTCATGTGCCCACTACAAATTGGTTCAGCGAGAACGCGCTGGAGCGCTATTGGTATGGCTTCGTCTGGATGAACCCGCCGTTCGGTGGGCGCAACGGCGTCCGTCCTTGGCTCGACAAGTTCCTCGACCACGGAAACGGGCTTGCGCTCACCCCGGACCGCGTGTCCGCTCCATGGTTTCAGGAGTGTTGGGATCGCGCTGACGCTATCCTGTTCACCCCGAAAACACCGTTCCTCCTGCCTAGCGGAAAAAGGGCCGGAAATCCAGCTTTCGGCAATGCCATTTGGGCTTGCGGCGAGAGGGCTATTGCTGCCGTTCGCCGTGCAGAAGCGCGCGGGTTCGGCAAGGTTGCAACTCGCTGTCTCGCGGAGGCCGCGTAGATGGACGGCAAATTCTGCATCAACTGCGTTTGGTTCTCTCATGAGAGCCATGGGTATGACGGTTATGATCTGTGCCGCCGCAGACTTAGCGACCGCCGCGACCCTGTAACTGGAAAGTTCAACGATACTCTGGGAGCCGATTGTTCGTGGGAACGGAGATCTGATCGCACACTGTTCCGCAGGCGAGAGCGATGCGGGCCGTCTGGCAAGTTCTACGAGGACCGCCGGTAAATGGAACCCGCCTCCATCATCTCCCTTATTCTGTGGTTCGCTCTTCTCGGATCGATGGCGTGGTTTCTCGTTAAGCCAAGGCGAAGTGATCCGCACGCGATTGCGTACGGCGATGTACCCGCTCTTCCCAATGATGCCCTCGGTCATTCGAGGTGTGACTAATGTTGCACCTGCGAAACACACACCCCCTCGGCGCGAAAAGCTTTTCCCCCTCGCTATTCGGTAAGCCGACGAAGCGGTCCTACCGGGCTGCGGTCAAGCACATCATCCTTGATGTTCAGGCCCGCGCCGGAATGTCTGACGAGGAACTGGCGGAGGTTATCGGCTCCTGCAAGGAAACGGTAGCGAACTGGCGCGACGAAGCGTCGAGTATGGACGTGCTGTCGCTTCTGACGCTGGCCTATTGCTTTGGCGAAGATGCGATCGATCCCGTGCGCCAGCTTTATCTCTGCGCCCCCCCATCTGACGAAACCACAAGCGACAAGCGCAAGCGTCTCATTCGCGAGATGGCGGCACTGGAGGATGGCGAGTGAGCCGCGTCGAGCAAATCGGGCGCGCTACGCTGTATCTCGGTGATTGCCGGGACATTCTGCCAACGCTCGGCAAGGTCGATGCGGTTGTGACTGATCCGCCCTATGGGATCGGTGCGGACAAGGCTGCAGCGAAGAACGAAGGAAAATGGGGCTGGAAGTTCCACGGTCATACCGATTGGGACGGGGAGCGCCCGCCGCAGAAGATCTTTGACCTCATACGAGCGGCGTCTCGCGACCAGATAATCTGGGGTGGAAACTACTTCACGGACTTCCTGCCCCCAACGATGCGGTGGCTTGTGTGGGACAAAGGCCAGAGAGGCTTCTCTCTCGCCGATTGTGAGTTCGCTTGGAGCAGTCAGCAGAAGGCTGCTCGTATCCTGGATTATCCGAGAGGAGCGGCGAATACCGCCGCTGAGAAGGAGCACCCGACGCAGAAGCCTCTTAAGGTGATGCGTTGGTGCTTGGACTTCCTGCCCGACGCTCAGACCATTCTCGACCCATTTATGGGCACGGGAACGACCGGCGTGGCGGCTGTCCATGCGGGTAAGTCGTTCATCGGAATAGAGGTTCATGAGCCTTACTTTGAGATTGCCTGCAGGCGCATCCGTGAGGCCAACGGCGACGACGCCGGTCCTCTGTTCGGAGAGGCAGCATGAACCTCGTCGCCCGCATCTGCGCCCGCATTCTCTCCAAGCGATCCCATGCAACACAACGTCAGCGGTGGACTGCTCTACGCGATGCGAAAACAGCGCAGCTCCGTGCCGAAATCGCCTCATTGAATAGGGGGCACCATGCCTGAGCGTGTTCAGCTCTCGCGCCGCAAGGGCTGGCGAATACCGCCGAACACGGTGAAGGTTGACCGCACGACGAGGTGGGGAAACCCCTTCACGGTTGGCTGCAATCCGTCTCAATTTAGCGCCGACCTCCCCGCGACTTGCGACAGTGTTGAAGAGGCAATCCGCCTTTTCCGCGAAGGATACGTCGGAACCTGGCTTTCGATCATTCCATCGTGGCTAGAGCCTCTGCGCGGGAAGAACCTGGCCTGCTGGTGTAAGCTGGATCAGCCGTGTCACGCTGACGTGCTGCTCGAACTCGCCAACCCCTCATTGAATAGGGCGGTGTAGCGATGGCTGTCCCGCAATCCGAAGCCTCAGTTCAAAAGGACGTGCGAGCCTATCTCGCCAATGTCGGCATTGACAGCATCTCCATACCCAACGGCTCCGTGCTCGCTGGAGACAAGAGAGCCCGCAGCATCCAGATGGCAAAGCTCAAGGCCACCGGGTTAATGCCGGGAGCTGCTGACCTGTTGCTGCTGGACCGCCGCTTTGTGCGCCGTGTCGGGTTCTTTGAGATCAAGCGCGAAGGCGGAAGGCTGGAAGCATCGCAGAAGGCATTTGCCGACCAGTGCGAGAGTGTCTGGCACATTCCCTATGCGGTCGTTCGATCGATTGCCGATGCGACTGAGACGCTGGCGCAATGGGGATGGAGGTGACCTCTCCCGTCACCATAGGACGCGCTACGCTCTACTTGGGTGATTGCCTCTCTATCATGCCGACGCTCGGCAAGGTGTCGCACATCATCTGCGATCCGCCATATGAGGCGAGCCTTCACAAGATGAAGAACAGCCTTCGCGGGCGCATCAGAACCGATTCCGGCCCCGACCTTCGCGGCCTTGACTTCGAGGCAATCGACGAGATCCGCAAGCCGCTCGTCAGCGCCGTTGAAGCCGCGTGCGAAGGCTGGTTTATCGCCTTTTGCACGGTCGAAGGTGTAGCAAAATGGGCGGATTTTATCAACCCATCGCCACTCAAATACAAGCGCGCCTGCGTCTGGATTAAGCCCGACTCCACGCCGCAATTAAACGGGCAAGGACCGGCGCAAGGGGCAGAGTGCTTCGTTACCGCATGGGGCGGGTCGGGACACGCCAAATGGAATGCTGGCGGCAAGCGAGGCGTCTATACGCACTGCGTCAACGGCCCCGAGCGTGACGGGCGCCACCCGACTGAAAAGCCGCGCCGACTCATGGCTGAAATCCTCGCCGACTTCACCAATCCAGACGAGACGATTCTAGATCCGTTCATGGGCTCTGGAACGACGGGAGTCGCCGCCGTCCAGATGGACCGCAACTTCGTCGGGATCGAGAAAGACGAACGTTATTTTCAGATAGCATGTGAACGCATCGAGAAGGCGCAGCGGCAACTCAAGCTCTTCGGAGAGGCCGCATGACCCCCCGTCAAGACCAGATATCCGAATGGATGGCCGCATATGGTGGAACACCATCACAATGCGCTGAGTGTCTAGGGATAAGCTACAATTCTGTTCAACGGGCATGGCAGAAGGTCTGCGCCAGATATGGGTGGCAGGCGAAGTGATCCGGGAACACCACAGACCTCGCACGATCGCCGAAGTTCAGAAGGCGGTAACACGCTCCTGCTTTGTCTCGGTCGAGCACATAGTTGGAAGATCGCGCGAACCGTCCCATGTCGAGGCTCGCCATCTGGCGATGTATCTCGCTCGCCGGATCATCGTTGATGAGAACGGCAAGACGCATCCCCGCGCATCCTACACCAAGCTCGCGGAAGCCTTCAACCGCGACCACACGACTGTCATCAACGGAGTGCGGCAGACCGAGAAGAGGATTGCGAAAGACCGTTATCTGGCGGGCAAGGCGGCGCTGATCGAGAGCTTGTTCGGGGTGCTGCCGTGAGCGTCCTCGCCCTCGCCAAGACCGTCACCAAGGACGATGTAGATCTAGCTTGGGAGACTTTCAGGTCGATTCTGATTGCGGAAGCTGACAACCCTCTTCTTGCCGACGATTCCGTTCATCAGCAAGCGCAGGAAATCGCCAAACACCGGTTCCTAAGCCTGTATCGCGAATGGGTGGCGCAATGAGCGGTGATTTGCTGCGGCGGCTCATTGAAGCTGGAACGCCGGCGGAGTTGATCGCCGAAGTCGCTATGCTCGCAGGAGAGGTGGCGGCGCTTGAAAAGCGACGTAAGAGTGATCGTGAGCGGCAAGCGCATCGTCGTAACGTGACATCACGTGACACTGCGGATGTCACGTTACAGAGCGGACAAAGCGTGACCCCCGCCCTTGATAAAGTTTCCCCCCAGACCCCCCAACAAACTAAACCCACCCCATCACCCCCCTATAATCCCCCCGCTTCCCAAAAGCGTGGAACCCGACTGGCGGATGATTTCGAACCGCCTGAGGACTGGATAGCTTGGGCGATGAAAAAGCGGGGCTGGAGTCGAGCCGACGCGACGGACGAGTGCGAGTGCTTCATCCGCTACTGGCAGGCGAAACCAGGGCGTGACGCCTGCAAGCTGGACTGGCCGAAAACGTGGCAGAACTGGGTCTCAAATAGCCGCCGCGCCCATCAATCTACAGCGCCGCCTGTTTGGGATGGAATGCCATGAAACCTGGCAAGCACATCTGCCCGAATTGCGGGCCGACGCGAAAGCACAAGCGGGATCGAAGTTTAAGCGTAACGGAGGTTGAAGGTGGATACGTTTTCTTCTGCCACAACTGTGGACACAAAGGGTTCGACGGGGAAACTCCACGAAAAGCACCGAGAGTGGCTAGAAGCGCGAGGAATTTCTGCGGAACTAGCGGCGAAGTTCGGACTATCGACCGAACGGAGGGGCGGCAAGGCGTGGTTGGCGGTTCCCTACGTCGAGCGGGGCCTGGTGGTGAACCACAAGTACCGACTGACCTCAGAAAAGCGCCACCAGATGGATCAGGGCGGAAAACTGATCTTGTGGAACCACGATTGCCTCCTTCAGGAGTCGGACAAGCCAGTTGTGATCTGCGAAGGGGAGTGGGACGCTCTCGTGGCGATCAGTTTGGGGTGGCGGGCAGTCTCCGTTCCGAACGGAGCATCGGGCGGTGAAGGTGAGCTGTCATATCTTTGGGACGCTCGCGATCTGCTCAATAGGGTAAAGTCCTTCATCCTCGCTACGGATGGTGACGAGCCCGGCCTGAAGCTGCGGGCAAATCTGGTTGCCCATCTCGGGGCGGATCGCTGTTCGTTCGTGGAATACGGTGCTGATTGTAAGGACTTGAGCGACACGCTGTGCCTTTACGGCACGGAAGCCGTTTCCGAGGTTCTGAATGCAGCCAAGCCGTTTCCGATTAAAGGGCTTTACACTGTAGACGATCTTCCAGACGATGCCGAGCTGGTCGTTTGGCAGACGGGGATAGAGGCACTTAACGACAGTGGCGATTACGAAAAGCCAGCGCTTAGCTTGGTTCCTGGCACGCTAACAGTATTCACGGGTTACGCCAACGCCGGGAAATCTACGGTCGTTGAGGGGATAATCGGCTCGTGTCTCACACGAGGAATACCGGTCTGCTTGGCCTCCTTCGAAACTCGCAGAAAATCCATTTTAGTTAATGGTTTGCGCTGTTCGATGCTCGGCATTGGCTCACATGAGCTGAGACACGCAGACACGAAATCATGCGATGCGCTGATCTCAAGCAAGCTGCACCTCATTCTTCAATCTGTCGATGAAGATGAGGAAATGGACCTAGAATATTACCTTGAGCGCTGCCGCATCGCGGCGCTTCGGCACGGGTGCAAAGTATTCGTTCTCGACCCATGGAACGAACTTGAACACAGGATGCGCCAAGGCGAGTCGGAGACATCATACATCGGGCGCGCCCTTCGGGCCATAATTCGCTTTGCGAGCATTTACGATGTGGCGTTCTGGATCGTCGCACACCCAACAAAGCCGTTCGAGGGGAAGCAGAAAATGCCGACCCTATATGACATTTCAGGATCGGCAAACTGGGCGAACAAGCCTGACTTCGGCTTAAGTTACCATCGCGGCCCAAACAACACAGCCGATCTGTGCGTCACCAAGATACGAAAGGGTTATCCCGGCCGAAGGGGACAAGTGAAAGTGGCCTTTGACTATCGCTGTTCGCGCTTTGTCGAGGTGGAAAAATGACACACCCTGACTTGGTTGAGCAATTGGTTGGCATCGTTGAAGCCAACAGGATCGCTCGCGCCGGCACTACCCCGTTTCGTAACCCATCGAAGAAAATAGAAGCGACTCCGTATCGACCTCGCGATCCGAAAAGCTTTCCGTCACGGGCTGAAAAAGAAGATCGCGATCCCCACTACAAGGCGCTTCGGCAATTTGCCCGCGACCTCGGATCGATCGACGAGATGGAGCGCGTTTATAACGAAGCTGCCGAGCGGTTCGGATACCGGTCTGTCCTTGGCGTCAACTCGGCATGGCAAGGAATCCACGGATGGATGTGCTGAGCGAATATCGACTGGGGGCCATGAAACACGCACTGGACGAGCTTCGCGAGGTCTCACTGAAGCTGAACACGGTTCGAGACGAGATATTCGAGCTTGAGATGCAAATGCACAGCAAGCGCCGGGAGGAATCCCGTCTCGCAAGATTGTGGGAACTGGCGATCGATGAAGTGAACCGGAAGGCGGACGCGTGAAAATCCCGCCGTTCCTTTCCGCTGTCGCTGGCAAGGGGCCGCTTCGTGTCGAGTTGGTGAAGTTCGACTGGGAGAACCGCTTCAATCGCAGGCTCTGGTATCATCTCGTTGGGGACGGAGAGAAGTTCCCGCTGGCTGGCGGACCAATCGGATTCATCATGGACAGATACCGGGGAATTGCCGGGGAATATCTGGCGAGACATTTCACAGATTGACGGAAAGGGCGGGGGATGAAGGGCAATGCGAAATTCGGGCGGAGACCAGTCAAGGTTTCGCTTACGCCAGATGCGGCCAAACGCCTCGCTCACTCAATGCGCGGAACTGACATTTGGGAAGAGTGGGAACTGACTCTCGTGTCCAAATGCGTGTCGGATCGGAAGAACCTGGCCGAGACGTTCAAGCTGTTCCCGCATCGCTCGTTTTATGCCGTCAAGCATGTGTATTACCACTACCGATCGCTTCAGGATGTGGTGCCAATCAACTGCCGCCAGAAGGAAAAGAAACTTACGGACATGAACGCTCGGAAAGACGCCATTGAGGGATCGGCCAAGCTATTACAGGCCATGATCGATGCGGGCCTGGTTCCGGCAATGAAGAAGGCTGGGTGATGGCCGGAGGACGCCCGACCAAATACGATCCTGCTTATTGTGAACAGATCGTTGCCCACATGTCAGAGGGCGCAAGCATCACATCGTTTGCCGCCGAGATCGACGTGGCGCGTTCAACCATCAACGAATGGATGGAACATAATCCTGAATTTTCGGAAGCCGTAAAAAGGGGCAAGGCGAAATGTGCCGCATGGTGGGAGCGTATCGCCCGCAACGGGGCGCAGGGTGGCGATGCCAATCCGACGCTGTGCATCTTCGGATTGAAGAACATGGCAGAGGAGGATTGGCGCGAGAAGCAATTGATCGGCTCCGATCCTGAGAACCCATTGCCCGCAGGCTTCATCCTGAAAGGCATTCCGGGTGCCGAAGAGTGAACTGCCGATACTGAAGCTCCCGGCTTACTATGTGGACCTGTTCAAGCCCGCTCGGCATGTTGCCTGGCATGGCGGCCGCGGCGGCGGCAAGAGCTTCACTGTGGCGACGGTGTTGGTATTGCAGGCGCTGGAGCGTCACGAGCGGGTGTTATGCGGACGCGAAATCCAGAAGAGCATAAGAGACTCATCGAAGCGTCTGCTAGACGACGCAATCGACCGGCTTGGGGTTCGGGCGGCCTTCACCAGCACGGAGACCGAGATACGCGGGCCGAACGAGAGCCTGTTCCTGTTTTCAGGTATCAAGGGCAATGCGAACGGCATTCGATCGATCGAGGGCATAACGACATTCTGGGGCGATGAGGCGCAGGCGTTCAGCCAATCGTCGATCGATTCCGTCGAGCCGACCATCCGGCGTGAAGGTTCAAGGCTGATCTGGACGTGGAATCCGGACCTTCCGACCGATCCGGTGGATGCGATGTTCAGGGGCAATCATCTTGAGGACGAGGACAGAGCCAAGTTCCAACCACCACCAAACAGCATCGTTCGCGAGATCGGCTACAAACATAACCCGTGGTTCCCGAGCGTGCTTCGCGAGAGCATGGAATACACGCGGGCCAGGGATTACGACAAATATCTCCACGTCTGGCAGGGCGAGTATCGCCGCAACTCCGAAGCCAGGGTGTTCAAGAACTGGATCGTGGAGGAGTTCGAGAGCGATCCCGGAGCTGAGTATCGGTTGGGTGCGGACTTCGGCTTCTCCATCGATCCAAGTTGCGCGGTTCGCTGCTACCTCAAGGGCAAGCAACTGTTCGTTGATTACGAAGCGTGGGGGCTTCACGTCGAGACGGTGGATCTGCCGAGTCTGTTCATGGCGATCCCGGATTCCGAGAAGTATTGGATGACGGCGGATTCTTCCCGGCCCGAGACGATCAGCCATCTTCGCCGCAACGGCTTCCCGCGCATCCAATCGGCCATCAAGGGCGCTAGGTCTCTTGAGGAGGGGGTCGAGTTCCTGAAGAGCTACAATCTCGTTGTCCACCCGCGCTGCGCTCACGTGATCGATGAACTAACCCACTACAGCTACAAGGTGGATAGCCTCACCGGCCAAGTGACTGCGGTTCTGGCCGACAAGGATAACCACATGATCGATGCGCTGCGCTATGCGGTCGAGGGTGCAAGGCGGGCGCTGACATCTGCGCCGCCACCTGCTTCTGTTGACATTCCCTCGCTCGTCACTGGATTTGCGCGCCGGTAACGCTCGGAAAGTCGGCGCATCGGATCGGCCGCCCGTAAGTCCGCAGCATGGCCGAAACCCATGGCAACCGGGACAACCGGCTAGAGAAAGTCCACGCCCGCGCAGTCAAGCGCATGGACATGGTGTGGGTGGTCCAGAAGGACGAGCGCCGGGAATGCCTTGACGACCGCCGCTTCTGCGCGATCCGAGGCGCTCAATGGAGCGATGAATGGTCAACCCAGTTCGAGAACGCTCCCAAGCTGGAGATCGACAAGACCAAGAAAGAGCTTGAACGGCTCTATTCGGACTATCGCAACAACCGGATCAACGTCGATTTCCGCCCCGACGATGACGACGGCGACGATCAGACCGCAGAAGCGTTGGACGGCCTATATCGCGCCGACTTCGAGGATTGCGGCCAAGAGGCCTTGGACAACGCCTACGACGAAGGCACCGCTGGCGGAATCGGAGCGTGGCGGCTCAGAGCTGACTACGAGGACGAATCCGACCCCGACAACGATTACCAGCGCATCTATTTCGAGCCGATCACGGACGCGGACCAGAGGGTCTATTTCGATCCCGAATCCAAGCGGCAGGACAAGGCCGATGCTAAGTGGTGCATCGTCCTCACTCCGGTCAGCAAGGAGGCTTACGAAGAGGAATATGAGGGCAACGCCATATCCTCGTTCGGGGATTGGCCGGTCTACACTGGCGACTGCTTCGTCTGGCGCAACGAGGACACGGTTTACATCGGAGAATATTACGAGGTCGATCTAACCAAGGCGCAGAAGTTCACCCTGTCGCACCCTGTCATTCAGGATGAAAAGACGCTCATCGACCCGGATGAGGATATGCTGAAACAACTGAAGGCCGAAGGGTGGACCGTCGAGCGCGAGCGAACGATCAAGAAGCCGAAGGTCACAAAATACACGCTCACCGGCAAGGAAGTGATTGCCGAGGAGCTGATACCGGGACCGAATATCCCGATCATCATCTACATCGCCAAGCGCCAGGTGGTTCAGAACATAGAACGCTGCTCTGGTTACGTTAGGAAGGCCAAAGACCCGCAGCGGCAGTATAACGCGCTGGTCTCGCAGTTGGCCGAGATTTCCGCGTCAAGTCCGATCGAACGCCCGATCTTCGATCCGGAGCAGATTGACGGCAACATTGCGACCAGATGGGCCGAGGCGAACGTCAAACGCCACCCCTACGCACTGGCGAAGGCTCTCAGGAACCCGGATGGCACGATTGCGCACCTTGGGCCGATAGGATCAGTCACCGCTCCGCAGGTTCCGCAAGCCACTGCGGCTCTGATCCAGATCGCCGGTTCCGACATTCTCGACCTCACGGGATCATCTGAGCAACCGAACGAAGTTCCGGCGAATACGTCGGCGGAAGCCATCGAGCTGGTCAACACCCGCGTTGACGATCGCACGTTCATCTACCTCGACAGCTTCGCCAAGGCTGTTCGCCGGTGCGGCGTCGTATGGAAGGGCATGGCCGGAGCTTTGTATGTCGAGGAAGGCCGCAAGATGCAGGCCATCGATACACAGGGAGGGCGGGATTACATCACCATCGGCCAGCCCGCGATCCATGACGACAAGAGCTATGGCGTCCAGAATCTGTTCGACGGGCCGTATCGCTGCGTGGTGGACGTTGGGCCATCATCACAAACCCGCCGCGATGCAACGGTTCGTTCGATGCTTGGAATTGCCGAGATCGCCGCGAAGGCGGGTGACGTTCAACTGTCCCAGGGCGCAATCCTATCCGCTGTGTCTGAAATGGACGGCGAGGGCATTGACGACTTCAAGAAGTGGATCAGGATGCGCGCGATCCAGATGGGTGTGATTCAGCCGACCGACGAAGAGAGACAGGAGATGGCGCAGCAGCTTCAGGCCGCGCAACAGCAGCCGAGCCCGGAGGAGCAGCTTGCCGCAGCCAAGGCTCAAGACCTCGCCGCATCCGCGAAGCAGCGGGGAGCCGATACAGTGCTCAAGCTCGCTCAGGCAAATGCCGTGGGTGGCCCCGACGCAGTTCCAGACACACCTACGGGCCTCAAGCACGTCAAGGACTTGGCGGACATCGGAAAGACTGCGGCGGAAACGGAAAACCTTCGCCAGCAGACTGCGCTGGAGCCAACAAAGCTACAGATCGAGGCCGTGAACGCGCACACAAATCGCCTGAAGGCTGCACAGCGTCCGCTCGGAAAGTCGGCAGCATAATTTTTGACAAGGTACCCTTCGCTCATCGGCAGCCACCAGCCGCAACGGTGAGAGAGAAGGGTCTTTATGGCAGAAATGCAGGGCGAAACGCCAACCGCAGAGGATGATGTTCTCGAATTGACGGAGGAAGTCGATCCTTCCTCAGAAAGCGAGACGGAAGCCGAACCGGAAAGCACAGATGACGAGGAAGTCATCGTTTCGTTCGGCGACGAGGCCGCGCCAGCCTCAGAGGAACGGGATTCCGAAGTTTTACGGAACCTCCGAAAGCAATACCGCGAAGTGGTCCGCGAGCGCGATGCTCTCAAACAGCAAACCGCGCCCAAAGTCCCCGATGCGGGGCCTGAACCGACACTCGAAGCCTGCGATTGGGACGAGGACAAGTTCAAGTCATCCTGGCGGGAATGGAACGCCCGCAAGGAAGCCGAGGAGGCAACAAAGTCTGAAGCTGAAAAGCAACAGGCTGCCGCGCGTGAGAAATACCAGGCGAAAGTCGCTGCCTTTGCCGAACAGAAGCAATCGCTTCCGGTCAAAGACTTCGATGATGCCGAGGCCGAAGTGCTCGGGGCATTGAACCAGGCGCAGTTGGCGATTCTCATTCACGGTGCCGAGAACAAGGCGCAGTTTGTCTACGCGCTCGGCAAGCATCCGGAAAAGCTGAAGGCTCTCGCCTCGATCCACGACCCAATCGAATTTGCTTTTGCAGCAGCTCGACTCGAAGGACAGGCGAAGATGGAGCGTAAACGACCGGCAACAGGCCCGGAAAGCCGCGTCACAGGTGCGGCCAAGCTGGCCCATGCCGACGGTGCGCTATCGGACAAGCTGAGCGCCGAAGAGTGGGCGAGACGCCGCAACAAGCAACTTCGCGAAGCACGCCGCCGCTAACTCTCAACCCGATGCCACGCCGTGAGGCGTCGCGTCCCTCAGATGGATTACTTCAATGGCGAATACGATTCTCACTCCGACCGCAGTGACCCGTGAGGCGCTGCGCATTCTCCACCAGAAGCTCAACTTCGTCGGCACGATCACTCGCGACTACGACAGCAGCTTCGCCCAGAGCGGTGCTCGCATTGGCGACACTCTCAAAATCCGCAAGCCGAACCAGTTCACCGTGCGTTCGGGTGCCAACATCTCGACTCAGGACGTTACCGAGCAGTCGGTTTCGCTCCAGATTTCGCAGCAGAAGGGCGTTGACGTTCAGTTCAGCTCGGTCGAGCTGACCTTGGACCTCGACGACTTTTCGGCTCGCATTCTGGACCCTGCAATGTCGGTCCTCGCGGCCAACATCGAAGCCGACGCAATGTCCATGTACAAGGACGTTGCCAACTCGGTCTGGAACGGCGGTTCTGCCCTTACGCTGGCGAAGGTTCTCGCCGGGCGCAAAATCCTCCAGAATGCTCTTGCTCCCCTCAATGCCAGAACGGCGAACCTGAACACTCAGGATAACGTCGATATGGTGACGGACACCAAGGGCCTGTTCCAGGACTCCACCGCAATCGCCGAGCAGTATCGCGAAGGTTACATGGGCCGCACCGCAGGGTTCGACTTCATGGAAAACACCCTGTGGCCTGCTCACACCCGTGGCGCGGCGAACGGTTCGTATCTCGTGAACGACACCTACGCTGCTGGCGATACCACGATCACCGTGGACACCGGCACGGGCACGCTGAAGAAGGGCGATGTCATCACCTTCGCCAGCGTCAATCGCGTTCACCCGGAGTCGAAGATTTCGACCGGCATTGCGTTCCAGAACGTGGTCGCGGCGGATTATGCGGGTGGCGCGGGAGATGTGTCGCTGGCGATTCCGATGTATGCTTCCGGCGCGCTTCAGAACGTCGATGCGCTCCCGGCGGACAATGCGGCGATCACCGTTCTCGGAACGGCCTCGACAGCCGTTGGCACGTCGCTTCTGTATCAGTCGGGCGCCTTCGCTTTCGCGACTGCCGCCCTTCAGATGCCGAACGGCGTGGACTTCGCTGCTCGGGAAGTCATGGACGGAATCTCCCTGCGTATCGTCCGCGACTACGACATCAGCACGGACAACTTCCCGTGCCGTATCGATGTCCTCTACGGTTACAAGACGCTCCGCGCCCAGTTGGCGTGCCGTCTGCACAACAACTAAGAGCGGTAATTCTCTCTAACCGCTCGGAAAGTCCGCGCTCCTAACGGGGCGCGGATATTCCCCTAGGGATGGCGGACATCATCCTAACCCCGAAAGCTCCGGGCGAAACGGTCCGCTACGACGTTTCCTTTCCAGAGATCGATCCCGACACGATCACGTCGGTTACTTGTTCGGTCACTTCCGGCACGATCTCCATTTCGACCGATCTCCAGTATGGCGATGCGGACGTTTACCCAATCGTCTCTGGCGGCGCGAGCGGCGAGACCGCCATTTTCACCGTCACGGTCCAAACCGGCCTCGGTCAGACGCGCATCAAGACATGCTCGCTATCTATTGCAACGAGCGCGGACTCGTCGGGTCCGGATTCCACCATAACCAAGGGAACGATTGTCATTCGAGCCTTGGGTAAGCTCGGGATCGCCAATTACGTTTTCGACACGGAAGCCGAAGAGGACAACTCGGCTCTGCGGCAATTGGATTCGCTCGGGGCAAAGTGGCAGGATTCGCTTGAGCAACTGCCCTATTCGCTCCCGGCAACCAACGGAACCTCAAGCCCGTCAGATAGCGCAGGCATAGACGAAGCGGACGTTGACGCCTTCGTTTACAACCTCGCTGAAGTTCTCGCTCCAGACTACGGCAAGAGCCCTGCCGGAGTTGCGAAACGAGCCGCTGACACGCGTTCAGACCTGTTCGTCAAATATGAGGCAACCCGCGAGATCGCGATGCCGCGTCGGCAGCCCACTGGAGCCGGTAACGACCGTTGGTTCAGCCGCCGCCGCTTCTTCACCGGCAGCTAAATGCAGCTCCCGATCCTATCAGGGGTGTATTCGCAGAAGGGGCCGGACTTCGAAGCGTCCTATCCGCTCAACCTCGTCCCCAATTTCCAGCAGACAGGGATTTCAGAGGGCTATCTGAGGTCCGCGCCGGGGATCGATGTGTTCGCCGTTGGGGCCGGGACGGATCGGGGCGGCTACAACTGGAACGGAACTCTTTACAGGGTTTCGGGAACGACCCTCCTCTCGGTTTCAAGCACTGGCATTGCATCGATTGTTGGAGATGTTGGCGGAAGTTCAAGAGTTTCCTTCGCCTCTTCATTCGATCGCATGGCAATCGCGAGCAACGAACAGCTTTGGTATTACGACGGGACAACGCTCAGCCAGGTTACAGACCCGGATTTGGGCGTCGTTCTCGATGTGGTGTGGCAGGATGGCTACTTCATTACCACTGACGGCACAAACATCGTCATTACCGAGTTGAACGACCCCACTCAGGTCGATCCTTTGGCTTATGGGGCTGCCGAAGCCGATCCGGACTCGATCCTCGGGCTGTTGACCATCCGTGGTGAGCTTTACGTCCTCGGCCAGCACACAATCGAAGTTTTCTACAACACCGGTGTTGTCACCGATGCTGCCCCCTTCCCGTTCCAGAGGCAGCGAGGGGCGCAAATCGACAAGGGGATCGTCGGGACGCACGCAAAGTGCCTGTTTCTTGACTCCTTTGCTTTCTGTGGGGCGGCGAGGAACGAACAGCCGAAGATTTACGTCGCCGGATCGGGGCAGGCAACGGCGATCAGCACGCGCGGAATCGAGCGGATGCTTGCCGCCGTCGATGATCCCTCGACAATCGTTCTGGAGGCTCGGAACGGTGACGGAGCGAACTCGCTATATGTCCACTTGCCCGATCAGACGCTGGTCTACGACCACGAAGCCAGTCAGGCGGCGCAAACGCCGGTCTGGTATCGTCTGGCGTCGGGGATTTATGCCGACCAAGCCTATCGAGCGCGCAATTTCACCTATGCTTACGGGCAATGGCATTGCGGGGACATTCAGAGCTTCAATCTCGGCGTTCTGGTTGACACCAACGACAACCAGTTCGGCGACAAGACCGAGTGGAAGTTCGATTGCCAGCTCACCTATTCCCAAGGGAAGGGCGGCATCTGCCACGATCTTGAGCTTGTCGGCTTTTATGGAAGGGCAACTCCCGGCTCGGAGCCAATCGCGTTCATGTCGTGGACCGACGACGGGGTTGCGTGGTCGCAGGAACGCGCCGCGAGGACGGGATACAGCGGGCAACGCAGTCTCAGGGTGGCGTGGCGGCGCAATGGCTTCTTCCGGCAGTGGAGGGCCTTCAGGTTCAGGGGAATAACCGGAACGCCGGTTAGCTTCTCGCGGCTTGAGGCGAATTTCGAGCAGCTAAATGGCGGTTGATCTCACGCCCTTCTCGACATTTACCTCGATGCGCCGTGCGGACATTGCGAAGTTCGTCGGCAACGATCCGCGTTCGATCCGGGCGATTGAAGAGTTGCAGCAGCTTCTCTCAGGCAATGTGCCGGATTTGCTGAGCGCGAACGACACGGCGGTCCAAACAGCCCAATCGACTGCCGACGCTGCACAAACGACAGCCAACACCGCAGAGACTGACGCCCAGACCGGGATCACAAACGCCGCATCCGCACAATCCACGGCCAACACGGCCCTGACAAATGCGGCGGCGGCCCAGACGACCGCAAATTCCGCTCTAGCAGCCGCTAACGTGCAAACCCTGCTAAACGGCATCAGTTCGACGCGCGGAACGGTTCTCTATCGCGGCGCGTCTGCATGGTCCGCTCTCCCACCAGGCACGAGCGGGCAATATCTCAAGACCCTTGGATCGGGCGCCGACCCTGCATGGGCCGCCATCGCCGGATTGGGCGGCGATGCATGGACAGAGATCGTCAACACGATCAGCAGCCCGACCGCAGCTGTGACGTTTACGGGGCTCGATGCTTATAGTGAATTGGTGTTGGTCATAGACGCCGTGACTGCGGCGAGTTCGGCAAATAGGACGGTCGATTTTTCGATTGATAATGGAACGACTTGGGAAACCGCATACGTTCAAATCAACAACGACGGAACAACCACAAGCAGGGCTGTGGCCGACTTCACGATCAATTCCGCGACGACCGCCCTTAGTCTTCAGCTTGCGATATTCAACAATTATGGTGCCGTGAAGAGCTACCGATCAAGCGGGCAGGTTGGGAACGCCGTTTACAAGGCCAGCGCGAATCCCATCAACGGGATTAGGATTAGGGCTGGCATCACCGGAACGAACATGACGGGCGGCAAGGTTTATCTGTACGGCCGTTAGAGCTTGGCGTGGAGGTCATACCAATCCCCGCCGCCATCGTTCACTTTCCACTTGGCGTTCAGCTTGCGGAGGGAGTGCCAAAGCTCTGTGACATGGCGCTCCGTTTCCCATTTGCCGCCCGTTTCTTCCGCAAATGGTCCGGATGATCCAAACGCAAATCTCCAATCGCCGTCCTTCAGTCTCCCGCGAAGCCGCCGCTCTAGCCCCATGCAGGGATAAAGGAGCTTGCCGCTCGGAAGATTGAGGATGGCTGTCGAGATGAGTCGGTTGGGAGTGGCGAGCGTGTTCTGGCTGATGATCTTGAAGCCGGTGTAACCGAGCTTCGCCAGCTTCCAAATTGCGCTCTCGGTCAGTGGGTTAAGTTCGATTGAAATATATGGAGGCGCAGTCAAGGGCGTAAGTCCTTCGACGCAGAGCGCATCGTTCCCCTCGATGTCGATCTTGCAGAAATAGGGAACACCATATTCCGCGACCACGTCGCTGAACGTGGCCGTTATCACATTGACGGAATGATGCTTGCAGCTCTGCCGCGAAGCGATGTCGGGGTCGAATGAACTCCATTCCGGGTGATCGTCGCAAATCCAGAACGGAAACTCGCCAGCCTCTGCCGCGATACCGATGTTCAATAGGATGAAGGAACCGTCTGCGATCTCGGCCGCAAACCTCTCTCTGAGTCTCTGGGCCGCAACCGGGCTGGCCTCTATTCCGACAACACGGAAGCCCTTGTGAAGGTAATAGGCCGTGTCGCAGCCGTCGTTCACGCCGACGTCGTAGATTATCTCGCGCACACGCCCTCCTGACCCGAGCGCCACCAACCTAACGCTCGGAAACTCGGCAGGCAATTCTCCTCGCAATTACCGTCTCCAGCATGGCGACGGCTGCACGGATCATTGAGGCTGAACCGATCACGGCTCAGGTCGAATCTTTCAGCGCCGCTCGCCCGGAACTTGAGAGGCTGTTTCCGCTTCACTGGAAAGAGCTTGCATTAGAGCAGGACAAGATCCCGCTCGACGTGGACTGGCCGCGCTATGCCCAGCTTGAGCGCGCTGGAATCCTCCTTTTCGTGACGCTTCGGAAGGCTGGCCGTCTGGTCGGTTACTTCATGGGCTTTGTCATGCCCCATCTGCATTATAGGTCCACCGTCACCTTGGGAATGGATGTCTACTGGACCCATCCCGACATTCGCGGCGGCACGGCTGCGCGCCGGTTGATGCGAAAAGTCCACGAGGAAGCCAAGGCGCGGGGAGCGGTTAAAGCCTTCGCAGTTTCCAAGGATCACAAGGACTCGTCGCGCCTGTTCGGAGCGCTCGGATACCGTCCCGTCGAGACGGTTCACTCAAAATGGATTGGTGACTAAATGGGCGCGATTGCTGCTGCCGTTCTTCCTGCCGCTATTAGCGCGGTCGGCTCGATCATTGGGGGAAGCTCGGCATCCCACGCCGCCGGTCAGGAGGCTAACGCCGCCAATCAGGGCATCAGCACGATCGAGGGGTTCAACAACCAGACGCGAACGGACCTCATGCCGTGGCTGCTGGCTGGGCAATCCTCGTTGGGGGGGCTGACATCGCTTCTTGGTCTTGGAGGCAACGGAGCCCAGCAGTCGGCTATCACGAACCTGCAAAACGGCCCGCTGTTCCAGTCGCTTTACCGTCAAGGAACGAACGCGGTTCTGGGTAACGCTTCGGCCACCGGAGGACTGCGCGGCGGCAATACCGAAGGCGCGCTCTACAATCTCGGCTCCGATACTTTGAACCAGGTGATCCAGAACCAGATCGCCAACCTGACCGGCCTTTCCGGCACTGGGTTGCAAGCCGGAGGGATGCTGGGTCAGTTCGGACAGGATACAGGGGCCAGCATCGCCAATCTGCTGGGCCGCGCCGGGGCTGCGCAGGCTGCTGGCACAATGGCAAACGGGCAAGGTATTACCGGTGCGCTTGGAAGCTTGGGCGGCCTATTCGGCTCCGGTGGCCCGCTTAGCGGGATATTCGGAGGCTCGTCCCCTCTCGACTTGACTGGACTGGTCCCCGCCTTCCCCAACGGCGGCATTCCGACTGTTGATCTCGGGCCGTCGCCGTTCTGATGGCCGTCTCTCAGGAACTTCCGGCTGTCCCCGACCTCTACGGGCAGTTCATGGCCCCTATCCTGCAACAGCAGCAGATGCAGTTGCAGCAGCAGGACGCCGCGCAAAGGGCGCAAGTGCTCAGGCTACAACTGGCACAAGCGGCCCAGCAGCAACAGCAGGCCCAACAGTATCAGGCGGACGCGCAATCAGTTCTCTCCAACCCGACGCCGGAAGGCTTTCGGGCGCTGATGCTCAAATATCCGCAGATGCACGAAGGCGTGCAGTCGGCGTTCCAGAATTATTCCGATACCGAGCAAAACCGGATCACGGGGATTGCGTCGTCTGTTTATTCCGCTCTGAGCAAGGGCGATCCGGACGCAGCCGCAAGTGCGCTCACCGATTACAGTTCCGCGCTCAAGAACGCGGGCATGGATACGAGTGTCGCGGACAATGCTCTCAAGCTGATCCAGACCGGCGATCCTGCCAAGGTGAAGCAGGCGCAGGGCATGGCCGGCATGATCCTGATGAACGCCTATGGCCCCGACAAGGGCGCGGAGGTTCTGAAGGCGCTGACACCGGACACGAAGGACGGCTTCACGCTCAATCAGGGCGAATATCGCTACGATTCAGACGGAAACCTCATCGCCGTGGGTGGTGCGGCTAAAGATGACGGATCGACGCCTCCGGCTCCCGCTGGTGGTAACGCGGGTGTGCAGGGCGCGATCAACCACGTTGTCGGCCTGGAGGGCGGATATAACCCGAAGGACGCGAACGGCTCCCCGACGAACTTCGGCATCAACTACAAGGCCAATGCGGGCGTCCTGAAGGCGATGGGAATCACGCCTGCCAACTTCAAGGACATGACGAAGGATCAGGCCGCGCAGGTCTATGCTTCGAAATACTGGCCCGCGTCCGGTGCGGCCGATCTCCCGGCGAACCTTCAGGCTCCCTATTTCGACGTTTACATTCGCAATCCCGCACTGGCTAAGGCGGCGCTTGCGAAGTCGGGCGGCGATCCGCAGAAGTTCGTCGAGATTTCAAACCAGATGTTCGCGCCGTTCCTCACGAAGCATCCGCAATATGCGAGTTCGTATCAGCAGCGCTTCAATAGCAATATGGCGATTGCGAGCGGACAGTCCCAGGCTCCGCTACTACCGAGCGATACGCAGAACCCAGCCCCTCCGGGATTCCACTGGATTGCCGGACCTAATGGCGGCGAGTTCCGCGTTCTCAGCGATGCGGAAGTCAAGCAGCGTGGGCTTGATCCGGGCCAGCAGTATCAGCTCGACACGAAAACCGGCAAAGTCACCGGGTTGGGAACGAAGACAGGCGGTGGAGACGTTCTCGGGCAGTACGGGATCGCGCCGGGAGAAACTGGGCCGTCGGTTCTGGCGAAGATTCCAGCAAGCCTCGCGTCTCAGGTCAAAGCATTGGCCGAAGGGCGGCTGCCCATGCCGTCCAGCTTCGCTCTCGCAAAGCCCTATTGGCAGACGCTACTACAACTCACGTCTCAATACGATCCGACGTTCGACGCTGCCAGCGCCCCTGCTCGAAAGGCCGCAATTACGGCGTTCACCGGCAACGGAAAGGCGGCGCAGACAATCGGTTCCGTCAACCGGGTGGCGAACCACCTTCAGCTTCTGTGGAACGAGTCGCATAAGCTTGTCGGTCCCGACCTTGGCAACTCCATGCTCAACTCCGCTGCCGCTGGCATTGGGCAGAGCTTCGAGCCGCAGGACGCCAAGGCATACGATACGGAAGTCCAGTTCATCGCTGGCGAGCTGGAGAAGATCGCCCGCAACAGCCCTGGCACGGTCTCCGGCGTCAATGACATCATCAACAACTTGAGCCGCAAGCAATCGGCCTCTACCCGAGCCGCTGCGATCAAGGCTGCCGTGGGAATCATCTCCGGTGCAGTCGATCCGCTGAAGGATCAATACAACAGCGCGTTCACCAACGGCTCTGCGCGCCCCAATATCCCGTGGGTCTCTCCGAAAGCGCAGCAGATTTACCGCAACATCGCTGGGGTGGATACGAGCCTCACCGGGGCAAACGCGGACACCAACGCGACAGGCGGAAACACGACCACCACCGGCGTCAAATGGCGGATCGTCCAGTAGATGCCGACCCGCGTTCAAATCGATGGCGTTGGAACGGTAGAGCTGGACGACAGCTTCAAGAGCCTTCCGCCGGACCAGCAGCAGGCGACGATCAATGAGATTGTCGCGTCGGCGAAAGGTGGCACGCCAACCGGAGCGACGGACCAATCGGATCAGCCTCCCCTGCCAGGCTTCACTGACGAACAGCAGCGGGCGATTCGCGGATATCTGCCCAAGGCTAAGGACGCAGCGGATCTAGCGCAGTTCGCGCATGACGTTTCCGGTGGAACGCACACCATCGGCAATGCTCAGCAGATCATGGATTATCTGAAGAAGGGCGGCGATCCGTCAAAGCTACAGTTCACCGATCCCGTTGCAGCTCAGGCTCCAGTGCAGCAGGCGTCACTCGGCGGGGAGTTCGTTGGCAACCTTAAAAATGACGTTGCTGGAATTGCTCAGGGCGCGGCGGCCCTTCCGGATATGTTGGCAAGTGGAGTCGGCAAGGTTGCCAGCATCATTCCCAATCTCATCGGCAATGCACTGTCTGCTGCCGGACACCAAGACGCCGCAGACTGGGTGCAAAAGCATTTCACCCATAACCTTGCGAATCCTGTCCAGATCGGCAACGTAGTGGAGAGCGTCAGCCCGACTCCCGACACTACCTCTGGACACGTCAACCGCTTCATAGGCCGACTTGTCGGCGGCGCAGTAGGATTTCCGCAGAGCGCAGCTGATGCTGTCGTCAATAAGGTCGTCGGCGAAGTCCCGAAGGCGATTGAGGCGCTCCCCTCTGCGGCCCAATCTACTCCCAGCATAGTCAATGACGCCAAGGACGCTGGCATTCGTTTGCTCACGTCGGACGTTAACCCCCCACGCACTTTCATCGGGAAATCCGCCCAAGCCATCGGCGAACGAATCCCCATCACTGGAACGGGGGCGGCTCGGCAATCGCAACAGGCGCAAAGGATCACCGCAGTCCAAGATTTGGCTCGCGACTACGGGGTTACGCCGGACAACCTATCGTCGCCCATCATTAACGACGTTGCCAATGACCTCGCGACCACGCGCGGCGACATGATCAGCAAGCTGACAGCGCAGAAGAACGCCGTCATCGACAAGGTTCAGGGGCTAGTCCCGACACCCAATACGGTCGCGGCCATAGACGAACAAATTGCGCGCCTGAGCGGGATCAATAGCGATGCCTACGCTCCGGTGATCGCTAAGCTACAGGCGTTCCGGGACCAACTCACCAGCGGCAAGACCCTTTCCCAGATAGAGGGAAACAGGAAGCTGCTGGGTGATATGTTCTCCGATCCCAACCTGGCGTCCATCAAAACGGACGGGCAGAAGGCTATTAATGCCATTTACGACCCGCTTCGGCAGGACATGGGCGCGTTCATCAAGGCCAACGGAGATCCCGGAGATTTCAACCGTTGGCAGTCGGCCAACAAGGCGCTTACGGGGTTGGCGGGAACTCTACAGAATACAGCCCTGAGACGCGCGCTTTCTACGGCGGACGCAACGCCCGAAAACGTGGCCAATCTGCTTTTCAGTTCCAAGCCAAGCGACGTTGGCACACTTTATCAAAGTCTCTCGCCAGCAGGCAGAATGAAGGCGCAATCCGCTATCATTCAGAGAGCTGTTGAGAAGGCAGGAGGGCTGGACAATCTCAGTCCAGACAGGTTCGCCACTCAGATAAAGTCGTTGGGAAGCCAAGTAGGAGTTTTCTTCAGCGGAAGAGACGCTGCGCGCATAGACGGGCTGTCGCGCGTTCTCGCGGCAACCCAGCGCGCATCACAGGCGGCTGTAGCACCTCCCACTGGAGTGCAAGCTGTCCCCTATGCAATGGGGGCCGGGTTCACGCATTTGTTCGGCATACCGGGCGGGATTTCGGCCGCTGGAGCAACAGGCCTATTGGCCCGCGCTTACGAATCCGCTCCCGTGAGGGATGCGCTGATGAAGCTTGGACGTTCCCAGCCCGGAAGCTATCAGGAAAGCATGCTCCTGAAGCGGACGGTCACGGCCATCAATTCCGCCACGCAAAACTATGCGCCGGAAGCGATGAACGACAACACATCCTCACCGCAGTCCCAAACCAACTAGGATAACTAGTCCACCCAAATACAGCAGTCTGAGCAACGGGTGACGGATTAGTGCGGAGAGTGGCACGGCAAGCGAAACGAGAACGGACCAGCGCACGCCTTCCGTTTAATCCCCGCTCGGAAAGTCGGCAAGCAAATCCGTCCTTTCTTAGGCTCTTCGGGCCATGCAGCAGGTCCAGAACCCCTATCCCGGCTTTGTTGGACTTGACGGGACGCCGCTCGAACTCGGCTACATCTATATCGGGGCGGAAAACGAAGACCCTGAAACCAACCCGGTCACGGTCTACTTCGACTCCGGAGCCTCGCAGACGGCTTCCCAGCCAATCTGGACGATTGCGGGGTATCCTGACCAGAACGGCTCTCCGGCCCAGCTTTGGGTAACGGGAAAATACTCGATCCGTATTCGGGACGCGCAGGGCAACCAGGTATTCTACAACCAGTCAGCTGGTGGCGATGATCGGCCCTACCACATTCACACCCAGTTCCTCGCCGCATCGCCCGCCGCGCAGGCTTACGTCTGCATCCACGTTTTCGGGATCGGGGTTTCTCTGGGTGCGAACCTTTCCGGCTCCGTCTGGGCCTATGTCGCGACCCCACCGAGCGCGAGTTGCGACCTCGATATGCGGGCGAACGGAGTTTCGTTTGGAACACTCACGATTTCCACATCTGGAACCGTGAGTGTCACTTCCACAGCGCAGAATTTTGCCGCTGGCGACAGGTTCACGCTCAAGGCTCCCGATGGCGGAACGGACCTTGTTGACCTTGGGATTACGATTGCCGGAGTCGTCTCGTGACGATCCTCGCATTCGGCGGGGAGATAGGGTTTTTCCTTCCCTCTGATTCCAACGGATATGAAACGTCGGAAAATGTCGGCGGGTCGCAATTCAACACCGCTTTCGCGCGCTGCAATACGCGAACGTCAAGCGGCTCGTCATATCTCGAAACGCCTAACGTTGGAACGCAGGCAAACATCTGGTTTCACGTCGATATTCTTCAATTCAGTCCGCTATCCTCTGATTCGACGCTTCTCCGGGCAATCGAGTTTTTCGATAGCGGTGGAATCGCGCAGCTTCGTCTGACGTGTAGTTGGCTAAGTAATGGAGCGGACGGTGTATGGCAGCTTGAGCATTACAACGGCTCGACCTGGGTGTCTCTTGGCAACTGCAACGCCCCCGCCTCTCAGCGCCAGACCCTAGACATTCACATTGTCTCCAATACGTCGTCCGGGTCCGTCGATCTCTACATGTCCGGAACCCATCGGATAACTGCGAGCGTCAACCTTTCAACACTCACCGGGATCCAGAAAGCGCGGTGCTGGGGATCCACAAGAAGTGTGGCAGCGGAGTGCCGGTATAGCCAGATCATCCTCGCCACCGAGACTACGATCGGAATGAGGGTCGGGACCGTCTATATGTCGGGACAGGGAGTGACTCATACTTTCGATACTGGCGGTTATGCCAATATTGACGAAACCACCTATTCCGATGCTGATTTTGTCCAGTCTGGGACTGCTGGTCAGATCGAGCTGTTCACTGGCACTTCGATCCCATCATTCACGGGTTATTCAATCCGCGCGCTTGCCCTGACGGCAAGGGCGAAGTCTGACGGCTCGGCCCCCGCTCACTTCCGTTTCCAGCTTCGTTCCGGCGGCGTCACTTACGACAATGGTTCCGATCTGTCCCTCGATTTTGGTTACGGCAACTATTGCGCGGTCTGGGAAACCAACCCCGCGACCTCTGCCGCATTCCAGCCATCTGAAATCTCGGCGCTTCAATATGGCGTCAAGAGCGTCACATGACCGCGACAGTCTCAAAGTTCGTCTCTTACGGGCTTACCGGCAAATCCGGAATGAACGTGTCGAAGTTCGTCGGTTATGTGCTGCTGACCCCGAGCTCAAGCGGCGGTGGTGGCGGAGCGGGAGTTCCTTCGGCTGCCTTCGCTTACGGACAAGTCCTTAGTAAACCGAACCCGGTCGGCGCGTGATGCACGAGCACCGCCACATCGTCGATGCAATAGCCTGGGTTCTAGGAGGGCTTGCCGTGTTCGGGTTCTGGCAAGGTGTTGCACTTGCTCTCACCATTCTTGCCGCGCTCGGTTCGCTCTCCCTTGTCGGGCTCAGATGGTACGTGTTCTTCAAATACGGCCCGAAAGCGCAGGTGCCGGAATGAGGCTCGCTGGCGATCCGGTCGCAGGAGCGATCCTTCACCGCGCGTTCGGGCCAACAGTCCACGAATCCTGCGACGAGTTCCTAACGATACTCTCCGGCCTTTCCGACGAAGGAGCTGGGAGCGGGGGGGCGTCCAGCGGGCGTCTTACTCAGCCGGAGAGTGATATTCGGCACTGTGACCGCGCTTCTCGCGAAATCCACGCGGTCTCAGGCGTATCTCATAACTACGCCAAAGCAACGGACGCCTTCGATGCCGTCGACTGCAATCCGTTGCCGCAAGCTCAACGCACTTGGCGAAGGTGGGTTCCGTGAATCCTTCACCCGCGTGCTTCGCCATGATCCGCCAGTTCGAGGGTTGCCGCCTGACCTCCTATCACGACAGAGGTGGCGTGCTGACTGTGGGGTTTGGCCATACGGGGTCCGATGTTCGCGAAGGTGAGGCGATCACACCGGAGCAGGCCGAGCAGCTTCTTGAGGCCGACGCGCTGAAAGCAGGATCCGCTGTTTGCCGCATGGCGCACTCGACTACGCAAAACCAGTTCGACGCACTGACGGACTTTGTGTTCAATCTCGGGGCTGGCGCGCTGTCTGGGTCAACGCTGCTGGAAAAGCACAATCACGGCGACTTCGCGGGCGCTGCCGCTGAATTTGGGCGCTGGGTCCACTGCAAAGGCCAAATCCTTCCCGGCCTCGTTCGCCGACGTGCCGCCGAAGCGCATCTGTATCTGGAAGGGGTGGAATGAACACTCTCCGCTCGGTCTTCGCTTATCTCAAGGGCCGCTTGGATGAGCGCAGCACCTATATGCTTATCCTCGCCTCGCTTGGTTCGGTGGCGGCTCTCGACAAGCCATTCAACTGGATCGGCTTCGGCGTGCTTCTGGTCGCAGCGCTTGTCCCAGATGGCACTCTCACGGGACCGGTGAAATGATCTGGTTTGCCGTCATCGGAGCCGCGTTCGCCATCGGCTTATACGCCGCCGATCTCCTCGATTACTTCGATGAGGCAATCAACGGGAATTGGGAGGGATGATGCGTCTTTCCGCCGCGCGCTGCGTAGATGGCTCGCAAACGACAGGCCGGACCTTATCCCGACCGATTGCGTCGTCGCGGTCTGGGGTGGCCCAGTCGGGTGGATCTATGACATCACGGGGGATTGCGCGCGGGTGTGGTGGCACACTGCCGGACACGGACGTTACGAGGTCATCCAGCTTAACCTCCCGCGAAGAGGGTCTGCTGACCCTGCGTCGGGCCTGGATGTGAGGCGGCGATGAACGAGTTTCGCGCCCACATCCGTCGCATCCGCATGAAGAACGGCGGAGCTGACGTTCGGGTTATCGAGGGCTTCTCGCCACCAAAGGACGAAAGCGTGGCAGCGGCCCTACTTCGCGCTTCGCGAGATATGGTTGAGGATGGTCCGATAGGGGCGTTTCTCACCGTCGCGTTCACTGAGGGCGGAGGGGTGATGTTCAACTGGAAATACACGGCTGAATGCGGCCTCTCGCGCACGCTGATGGTCCCCTACATAGCCGAACTCGCGCGGCGCTATCTCCTTACCCGCGAAGAAGCCAGTGAGTGCTTCAACGACATGTTTAAGTGGGTCGAATGAGAGCGCTTGCCCTTGTCCCGCTGCTGCTGGTGGGGAGCCATCCTCTCGCAACATCATCTCCGGATCGTCCGGGTTGGGGAACGACCGTGTTCGATGGCTGGCCTCCCGAAAGGTTCCAGCACATGCCCGACAAGGCCGTTCGCATCCTCTTCGGGCGAGTGGCGATCAATGCCGAGTGCGGCGTGACGCCTTGGCCGGAAATCATCGAAGCCTGCTCCGATACGCAAGCCAAGCTGCTTGTCATGCCCGACCCATGCCGGTTTCCCGAGACCGACGATTACGCTCGCCTGATGTGCCACGAAATTGGGCATCTGCCGCCGAACAACTGGCCGGGGAATCACCCGCGATGATAGTCCTAGGAGCCATCTGGAGCGCGCTACAGCGCCTCTGCGGCAAAATAGGTCTCATGGGCTGGCTCTGCATTGCCTGCGCTCTGGCGGGGCTCTGGCTGGTCCACGACCGCAATCACTGGAAAGCTGCCGACGAGCGCGATCACGCTACAGCTGTCAACTATAGGAGACAGTTGGACGCCGAAACCGAGAAGAACAAGACTGCTGAAAAGCAAACCGCGCAAATCTCCAAACAACTCAGGGATAGGACCGATGAAGAAAACCGCCGCATTGCTGGCGATGCTGACGCTCTGCGCCTGCGGGGACCGGGTAAGGCTGTCTGCCCCGCCCTTCCCAGCAGCCCCGGTGGACACCAGCAAGCCGCTCCCTCCTCCGATGCTCCCGTGGCTCAATTGCCTAACACAAGAGGGGCCGAACTCATCGCACTGCCATTCGATGACACCATCGGCTTCGGCAAAAGCTACGACGAGCTCCTGAACGAGAACAAGGCGTGGCGAGACTGGCACGATCAAGTGCTCAAGGTCTGGCCGAAGACTACGGAAGCGCCGGCACATTAGCCGGTAGCGGGGGAACGCATGACGTGCCGACACCTAGGCTCACAGACGAAGAGTGCCTTGCCGCACTCAGGCAGATAGCGGAGGCTGACGGCAATGTTTGTGCCGCAGAACGCAACGGGCCGCTACGTCGTAATCAGCTAGAGCATCGCCGCCGCGAGGCGGAATTGCGCGGGCTTTCGCTCGAAGCTCCAAAGGCGCGGGCAGTCCCGACCGGAACTCCATTGCCGGACGACGATCTGCCGACCGAGCAGATTATCAACATCATGCAGTCGCGGTTCGCCAAGCGCGCCCAGAACGCCAATGCGCGGCGCTGGCGTGAGTTCCAAGTCCCGACCGACGGCCCTTATGCGCTGATGTTCTTTGGCGACCCGCACATCGACGACGACGGCTGCAACTGGTCTCTGCTTACCGATCACTGCGACCTCGCACGGGAAACGGAGCACCTTTACGCTATCTCTGTCGGAGATCAGACCAACAATTGGGTAGGACGGCTGACCAGGCTCTACGCCAATCAGGAAACCTCCGTCCATACGGCGCGCAAGCTGATCAAATGGCTGCTGCTCGATTCCGGCGTTCCGTGGTTTCTCTGGATACACGGCAATCACGATGCCTGGAACGAGGGAATCCCGATTATCGAGGGCATGAACGCCCACTCGATCGCGATGGAGGATTGGCAGGCAAAGTTCATCCTCAAGTCGCCCAACGGTTACGCCTTCCGAACATGGGTAGCCCATAACTTCCCCGGCACATCACAGTGGAACAAGCTGCACGGCGCGCAGAAGGCCGCTCAGATGAAGGATTGGGCGCACCTTTACGTCGCCGGCCATCATCACAACTGGGCACTGCACCAAGAGGAGCACGATCACCGCAACTTCGTCTATTGGCTTGCGCGGGTCCGTGGATACAAATTCATGGACGATTACGCGGACCATTTGGGTTTCGGAGAGCAGGAATACGGTTCCTCAATCGTCTGTGTGGTCGATCCTCACGCCAGCAAACTGAACGCGCTGACATGTTTTGCGGATCCGCACGAAGGCGCTGACTTCCTGCGCTTCAAAAGGCGGAAAGCGGCGGCGTGAGCCAGTCCCGCACTCGCAGCGCTCTGGAGGCGGTGGTGAATACCTCCATCGGCTACGTTGTCGCGACCGGCGCGCAAATGGTGATCTTCCCGCTGTTCGGGATACAGATACCGACCTCCGAGCACATGGCTATTGCCGGACTGTTCACGCTGGTGTCGCTGGTCCGGTCCTACGTTCTCCGGCGAGCGTTCAATGCGTGGAGGGAATCGTGACCCCCCGCACCCGCATCATCGGTGATCGCCACCGTATTATATTAGCTGAACACCCGAACAGCGCCTACATCGCATCATCGGTTGATGGAGCAAGTGTGGGAGGGTTTTACAACCTTGCCGAGATTGACGACATAATCACGGAATTATGGGCTATTCGGAGACGGATCAGGAAGCGGTCCTGTTGAGGGTGTCGTCCAATTCCGCCAGCACGTCTGGAAACGCTTCAGCCGGTCCGTGAATAGCCACAAAGCCTCTAGCCGTGTAAACCGCCTTGCGGAGCTCATCCACACGCCGTTCTAACATCAAGCATCGTTGAGCTCGTCCCTCGGCGGCGCCATCCAGCGACCTCACCCGTTCTTCCAGCTTATCTACCCTTGATGCGGTGAACTTCGCGATTAGCTCGGCAAGGTCGTGCGTTTCGGCCTCCGTGTATTGAAGGCCCATTTCCTTCTGACGATCATCTGAGCGCTGAACGTATTTGCGGCACAAAAGCGCGAACGCTTCCTCGATCAGCTCGCGTTCTGGTGTGTCGGTCATTGGGGCCACTCCCGAGCAGCGGCGGCGCGAAGGTGTATAGCAGCCACCATGTAGGCCATCGCGTGACGCTCGAACTCAGCCGCAGTCGCCCGCAGCTTCTCAGCGCGAGTGTTTCCCAGCGTGATGGCGGATTTATTCATGGCTGGTGGCTCCGACATTGCTCGCAATCCTCGAAATCATAGACGCCATGCTCACACGGCCCCATCGCCCGAACCCAGCTTTCGCGTTGCGCTTGATATTCCCGGCGCTCCAATTCGGCACGTTCCTCGGGAGGCATTGCGGATCGCTTGCGTTCAATATCGGCAAGCCTGCGTTCGATTTCATCCGACATTGGTGCCTCCTAGGGCTTTGCGGGCTTGGTTAAAGTCGTCCAGTGTCAATACGGTCGGACCAACTGAGACGATTACCTTGTCGCCGAAGTCCGTGCGGTTCTTTAGTTGTTCAGCGCACTTGGCAAACGGTTTCAGCGCAGCACGAAGCTCGTCTAGTTGTGCCATGGTGTCGGGCACGTCCGCTGGTTTCGGAAGCTCGTATGGAAGTCCAGCTTTCAACTTATCGTGGGCGTCCATCCATTTGAACGCCAGCATCTGAAGATCAGCAAGTCGCTCGTCATACTGAGCACGAAGCTCGTCTAGTTGTGTGCGGATAACCGCCGCGACTCCTGCGCGCATGACATCGCGGGCCTGTTCATCAGCATCGGCCCACGCTTCCTCCGGCGTCTTTGGCTTGGCCGTTCCATCCACCTTTTCGAGCCCAGGTAGTATTCCGCCAAGGAACGCCATGACTGCCTTGTCGATTGGCGGATGCTCGTTCAGCAGCTCACTGTTCGTCATTATGAGTTTCCATGTGGGGTTTGAGACTGGGGCGCGGTCCACGGCACGAGCGGCGTTTCGTATGCCAGCATAAGAGGGTGGCGAGGATGGCCGTCAGCGGCGGTTCCAAAGCACCACAGGGGCTTGCCGCTCGCCAGCTCGACTATGCGCCTGTAGCGGTCGCGCAGCGCCTTGGGTTGCTTAGCCAGAAGCCCCCACGCCACTACGACGCATTGAGCTTCTCGGATGATCCGTTTAAGGTGCTCGTCGTTATCCGGCCCAACAGGATCGGCGGCCGATTTAAGTTCTCGAACGTCGGTCGCGCGATAGGCGAATAGATTGCCGACCGTCACCCTGAAGCATCCGTGCCGCCGTGAAAAGCCAACGACCTTGCGGATCGTCGCGTCGTCAGTCTCACCGTCAGCCGTGGACGGATTGACCATGATCCACGCCATGCGCGGCCCGAATGAGCGCCCAGCAGGCGCGGCCTCGCGGTCGAGGCGGTATCTATAACGCTCGCACGGGGAAATTACGGCTGAGCCTTCAGCGAACAGGCCTTCCGCCATTTCACCTACCTCCCTTGTTGGGGACGGGTGGGGACCAGCGCACCACAATACCGGTTTCGTCGCGCTCGAAACCGCAGACGGCATCCAGCGACACGAGCGGACGATACATGCGCTTCTGGTATTCGAGCGGAGATTCGCCTTTTCGCCGTTGCCGTTCGTCAGCCATCTAATCACCTTCTCTGTTGCGGGGGTGCAGTCTCTGTCCGTGAATGAATGATCGCATCGCCATGTATGCCCGGTGTTCGCCAAGCAGCAGGCGGTAGTCGGGATCGTTCAGGTCGCGGCCAAGCCTGATGTGGTCGTTCGATCTGGCGAGCAACTTCGCCAAGCGCCGCTTGCACCATTCGTCCATTTCCGCGACCGCATCGTCAGCCAT